TGTCATACCATCTGATGGAAAAGAGTCTAAAGTTCCGAAGTTTCTGCAAAGCGCTGTCGACGAGATTCGTGTCGTGGTGGATCAAGCCACGGCATTAGTCGGCGCGCTCAGCATTAAGGACCATGAACCTGTGGATCCACCGTTGAAATCGATGCCACAGCGTTTTAAGGTCCAATTTAGGCCCACATTTCTTCAGCGCTTGCTCGGATTATGTTGTGGTTGCTGCGTTGAGCGCCGCGCCACTACCCGTGAATACACCTTGCTTGGTGAGGCGGCTGCTGAAGATGAGCTTGACGTGAGAGCCACTGATGCCCTCAGCCATACCCTGATGCGTAAGCGCCCGGGGTATGTGCGATATCAAATCCGGGTGTACGACCAGTTCGACAACCCGTTGCATGTCGTTGACCGTGATCCTGTGTCATGGAAGAAACTGCATAGCTCTTTTGATTTAGTGCTCAAAGTGCCTATGGTGCTGATTGATGACGTGGAACAGAGATACCAAGCTGCTTCACTTGACGATGGTGCGATTGCTTCCACATTGGACCAGTTGCGCCGTGTTGTGAATGTTGATTATCGTGGAGACTCCGAGTGGAGGGCGAACGTCATGATGTTTGTCCGAGACCACTTGACTTTTGTGCGCCAGCGCCGTGAGGCGATGGGCTTGCAAAATTTTTCCTGCGCCACAGCGTAGAATCGGAGGTCCTGGTTTATAGTGGTTACGATCGTGCTAGAGTTTTACCTCCCCACCCGGGTCTGGTCAAGTCGTCATTGGCTGTCCGGATCAAGGAACCTGGGACGAGACTCGACTTCGTTGCTGCTAACTTGGGCTTTTACGTTGATGGCGTTGTGCTCCCGGCTCCCGACCCCGACCGTATGTCTAACTTACTCGGTGCGTTGGTGAAGCGTGTGGGCACTCAGGTGCCGAAGTCAGACGTTGGTCTGATGAGTCGGTTTTCAAAATTCGTCCAGGTGTGGCTCGAGAGTAATCTTGAGCCTCTGGGCGTGGGCACTGATCTGTCGGTTGACACGTGGCTTAAGGCCACCTCATACCCTGATTGGCGCCAACGGCAGCTGCTCAAAGCTTGGGCGGATGTCGACAAGAC